CTTCCAATCTGCTCTTACCTGTGCCTAGTTCTCTTACTTCTACATCGTGAGGTAGGAGTTGCTCTGCTTTCTCCCACTTGTTGTCTTTTAGCCAGTTAACATACCAATCTAGTCCTTGACCATGATTCTCTACATAGTCTAGTAGTCTTACTTCTTGTCCTGTTGTTTGTGCCACCCATATTGCTGTGCTATCACCCATGCCCAAATCCCAAGCCACATAAGTTCTACAGAGATCATCTCTCGTAATGTCGCAAAGTCTACCTTTTTCTTCGAGGTCGTTGATGAGTTTGCCATAGTAACTTCCTTCTACTGCTGCGTTAAAACTACACTCGAACTCTTGGTTGTACTTATCGTCTCCCATTTCTTTTCTGGCAGACCATAACTCTTGTTCATCTAGTAGCTTTGTTTCGCTTGCCTTGAACTGTAATGCACTCCATCCTTCTTCTTTTCCTGCTCTGTCGAACAAGTCCTTGAAGTGGTTGTTTCCTTTTGGAGTCCCAATAAACAAGCACGACCCTTTTCTGTCTGCAAGAGCCGGTCTAATGATCTCATTCCAAATCTTAGGATTTTGATCGCCAATTTCGTCTAGCACTACAGAGTCGAAATATTGCCCGCGCAAAGAGTCTGGGTTATCAGAGCCATAAAGCTGGATTCTCCTTCCGTAAAAATCTACTCTTAATTCCGCTATATTAGCTGTTGCATCTAATGGTCTACAGAAGTTTGTAAGGTAATCCCAAGCTACTCTTTTTGCCTGGCTATATGTCGGTGCGATATACGCATACCGAGGGTTAGGCTTATCGTTCTCCATCGCTGCTTTGATCAGCGCATTAAGAGCCTGTACTGTCTTACCCATACGCCTATGTGCCACTACCACCACAAAACGATTGTTCTCCATCGCCTCATGGATCTGTAACTGAGGTTCTCTTGGCTTGTAAGGGATAACGACTCGCTTTACCTCATCATCTGCGTACTCTACTTCTCCCAAGCGACCACCATCTTAAAGATGCCACCTTCTGCATTGCTTAGTTCGGTAGTGTTAACAGGCTTACCATCTATCCTGTCCATGACTTCCTTGATTGCCCAAGGCTCTCCGGCTTCTGCTGACTTGACTAGCTTCTCGGTAATGTTCCTGAGTTTCTTACGATCCTCTTGTACTAGGGCTACTCTTAGTGCATCGTAAAAGAGCTTTCCCTTCTTACCATTCTGATTGCCTGTAGGTGCGCCACCTTTATTAGTTGGCTCAACTTGTAGATTGTTGTTTTGTGTAGAGTTTTCCATTCCATTCCCTAGGGGTTGATGGTTGATGATGTTGCTATTCTACAACACTTTAGTCTAGTAGTCCTTCTACTTTTTGACTATTTTTTTCTAGTATTTTTACATCAGCAGGGTCAAAGACTACAAAGTTACTTGTGCCTTTTCCTGCACTACGACTACCTTCGTCTAAATAGCGTATGCCTTTAATTCCAGCATCTTGCATTGCCTGTGATGCTAACTTTGCACTTCTTAATCCACTTATCTTTTCATAAGCATACCGACCATTAAGACTTTTATCTAAAGTTTCTCCAGTTGGTCTACCTAAAGCATCTTTGCTTACTATTTCATCTAATGCGTCTTGTATAGATTTAGGGTGTTGGCTCAATGGTTTATCGTAATCCAACATTTTAGGGATGTATTCATCAGGTATATCTACTTTGTATAGATTGCCTGTCGGCTGTAATTGATTAGTTTTCAGAATATCAATAGCATCTTCAATCTGCTTGTTTGCTTCTAATTGTCCAGAGTTTTTTAACTGGCTATTTGCTTTTAAAGTTTTTTGCAGTTGTTCAACAGCGTTGTCACCATGCACATTTAATGTATCTTGGGCAATTCTTAGGGCATCCCAAGGTGTATTGTCGGGCGTTCCAGCCATAACCTTACCTACATAACTTCTATCTGTTGCATATTGTTTGGCTACCGCAGGATTCTCAGCAAAATACATACCATGCCCATAAACCTGTGCGCCCTCACCAGTTCCTACCTTGCTTATGTCAAACTGTCCTCGGATGTTATGAGGTGTTCCATGATAGGCAGTAGCACCCATAAGCCCTGGCACTTGTTCCATTAGCCTTGCAAGAGCCTGTCTGTCTCCTACATTAATACCGCCTTGATCCATTACTAGAGCTTTGTCTAGATCGGACATTTGCGTTTGTAGATTCTGTTGCGCTGTCTGTGCCACATTTCTTGCATAATCCATAAC